CGAAGAGGCGTAGGGCGTGGCGGTGAATCCTCTCACGCCGGGCATCTCGCTGGCCCTCTTGGCAGGCCTTGTCTCTGCCAGCCCTGCCGCCTGGTCGATGATACTATTCCCCAGGGCCGCCAGATTGCCGCCCACGTCCTGGATGGCGTTGTCTATCTTCCTTGGGGACAGGTCGAAGGCATTTCCCACCTTGCGCGCCAGGTAGGAAGTATATGGACCGTACTGCTGGCGGTCCGGAAGCTTCGACTGGGAAAGGGGAACGATGTTGCGGCCCATAAACATGGAATAGTTTGAAATCCACTCAACAGCCGGGAGAAATCCGGTAGGGATGGCGCTCGGAAGCAGGTTGCTGGTGATTGATTCTCCCAGTCCTTTGAATCCTGGGCCGTTCCTGCCCTTTTCTTTGTCGTACATGTACTGCATTACTCTCTCCGGCACGGTGCCGAAGAGAATCCCCAGTTCAAAGGGCTTTGGAATCTTGTACAGTGTGTCCTTCCCGGGAATCACCCAGAAAATATCCTTCTGCCACTGCGGGAGCTCCTGGTAGCGCGGGTCATCCTTGTTGAGATACCACAGAAGCACGGAGGGAAGAGTGATGCCGATGAAAGTCTTCATGGTCATCTGTGCGGGATGTTCCTTGAATTCCCTGATCATCTTGTCCGTGCCCTGGATAGAGGCATTAAAGAAAGCAACCATCTGGTTCCAGCTCTGGGTGCTCTTCCCGTGGCGGCCAAAGTCCAGTGTCACGTCCCTGGCCTCGATGCCCGCCTCCGTGTTGGAAAGCGGTTTTCTATCCTTCCCGAAGAGCCTGTTTCCGATGCCGGTGTAGCCATTCTTTGCCAGGTCGAATTCTGCCATCCTTGTGGCCATTTCCGTCGCTTCGGAGAAAGCCCGGAGCGCTTCGATGGGATTGGCGCACATGGAAAGCACGCTCTTCTTCTTCAGAAGGTCCCTCATCTGTCCGTGGAGATAGTCACGGTCAAGGGAAACCATGGCCGACTGCGCAGCCCCGCTGTTCATGTAATCCCAGTACTCTTTCCCCTTCTTGAGATAGAGAGAGAGCCCTCGCACGGTATCCCACACGGGAATGAATCCATGCTTGGAATAAAGAGAAGCGGAAACCATGTCTCGCACGGGGTTCCTGAGAATGAATTCCGGGGACAGCGTGGCGCCGCTTCGGAGCCATCCCGCCGGAACACGGAGAACCTTCACCAGCATGTTCATGCCTTCCTTGTTGGTCATCTTGAGAGCGGAGAGCAGCTCCGGAGCGGTGGCGTAGGTCTTTTTCTTTCCGCCTTCCCACACGTAGAAAGTGCTGTCCGTGGCTCTGGGCGTGCCTTTCACTTCCTCACACAGGTCCCCCATGCCTTTAATTCTGGAGAGCTTCACGAAAGACTGGCCCACCTTGTTTCTCTCAATGGCGCTCACCACACGGAAGGTGTTAGAAATGACGCTTTCCAGGGGGTCCACGATGTCACGTGAGGAGCCTTTAAACTTCTGGATGGTGTTCCCCACGTTCACGAATTTCTTCCCGCCCACGCTGGGCGCATCGATGCCGTCCACAATGCGCTGGAAGGGAACGTAGTGCGGCCACCGCTTCCGCATGTCCGCCGCCGCTTTGGCAGAGAGCATGCCCGCATTCACCAGCTCATTAATCAGATGCTGCTGGAAGCGGTAGAGCTCTTTGGCGGCCTCCAAGAATTCTGGATGCTTTTTCTCCAGCTCCCCGATGGTCATGCCTGCATCAATGGGGTCCATGGTCGCCTTCAGCGCGGCCCCTTCTTCCCCCTTCTGCAGTTTGCTGTTGAAATCGTAGATGTCTTTTTCACGGAGCGCCACCAGGAAGGCAGAGAAATCCTTCAGCTTGTCCTTTCCCACCTTCTGGAAAATGCTCTTCAGGGAAAGGATACCCCTTTCCTGGTCACCATGCTGCAGGAGCGTGATGGCCTTCCCTGCCCATCCTCTGGCCGCCCAGGCATTCAGGAAGGGGTTGGAAGAGAATGGCAGTTTCTTCCCGATTCTCTTCTCCACGGCTGCCACCACATCCGCCAGCGGATGGAGCTCATCAACACCCTCCGTATAGAGGCGGCTCCATGCCTTCTTTCCCGCTTCTCCAAAGGTTCCATCCTTCAGCATGTTCTTCAGCCCCTGGACGCCGGTGGAATCGGAGGCAAAGGAAATATGGCCCTTCACCCTCGCCACAGAGCCCTGATGGTTCCACTGGTACATGATTTTGGTAAGCTTGTTCGTCGCCCCCGTCAGCTTGGGGTCCTGGTGCAGTTTCTTCTCGAAGTAGTCGTAGAATTTCGGGGTGTTCCTCCTAGCCTGGGCCCGGTCCGTCAAATAGTCATGGAAGAATTCTGCGAAGCCTTCCGCCATCTTTCCGGAAACATCCAGGTTGTCATAGCCGTTCTCAAATCTCTCCTTCACCAGATGCAGGAGCTCTCCGGAAAAGGCAGGTGCCTCGGAGAAGTGGAAACGCTCATCCAGGAAATGGCCCAGCTCATGGGCGATAACCCTGGGCTCCGCAAAATTCTGCGTACGGATGACATGGGAAAGCGTGTCGAACTGGCCCCTTGCGCCCTTCTCCGTGCGGCCGGTGCGGATGGTGGCATTGAAAAGCCGGTTCACGTAGTCCACAATGCCTTGCCTGGTAATCGGCACGCTGCTGTTCTCATGGGCCGTATAGTCCACGTCATTTCGCATACTGCGGATGGTATCCATGCGCTGGATAGTATGGGCGTTGCCTTCCCCAGTTACGTCATACCTGCGGGAAGCGTCATCCCGGATAGCTTCCCCTTTTAATCTGGGGGAAAGGTCTGCCTGGCTGAGCGGCTGGGAGGTGTCTCTCATAGCCTGGATGTTTCCGCGGGAAGTGCTGGAGACTTTTACAGGCGCATACTGGCCTTCAGCGTCATCTATCCACGCCACATCTTTCAGCGGTACACGCTTGGAATAGATTCTGCCGCCTCCTGCATAATCGTTTGCCATCATCCGGGAGGGAGTGATGAAAGATCCTTTCTTTATAGGTCCGGAGCTGTAAACAGTTACATGGCCGCTTCGAAGTGAATCCTCCATCATATCTGTAGTAAAATCCGGATTTGTACCTTCTCCATCCTCAATAGCCTGTCGGAAAGCCTCTTCTGCCGTATTGATGTCCTTCACGGAGCGGATTCCTGTGTGATAGTCATCTTGCATAGGATTTTCTCGAAGGATAAGCTCCAGCTGTGCCTCTTTGTGGTCTTGCACCGGGTCGTAAGCATCCCTCATGACCTGCGCTCTGTCGGAAGGAGCAGGCTCATCGAAATTGAGGTTCCCGCCCCTGTCGCCGGTCTCAATAACGCCATCCTCGCCGCCGGAAGAGCGGGAGGCCTCTCCATCGTCCAGTGGCGCACTCTGCCGCCTGCCGCCCTGGTCATACACCCTTCTGGCCACGTCCATGCGGCGGGCGTCATTAGCCTGGGCAGGGTCCGGCCTTTCATAGTCCTCTCGGATAATCTGGGCCGCTTCCTCCGGCGTGAGGTCGTCGCCCCTCTCCCGCATCCGGCGGAGGGCGTCGGGCTCCGTGGTATTCATTTCCTCCACGGAGTAGTCCACCTGTGCCCGCCAGTCGGAAGGGTCTCGGCCATTGTCCTCGCACCACTTCTCGAAGCTGGCGTATCTGTCGCCGTCCCACTGGATGAGGGCCCTTGTGCCGTAGCCGTCGCTGGAAACAGCTCCGGTATTGAAATCGCTTTCCTGGGCAATGTTTCCCGTCATGCCTGCCGCCTCGGCGTCGGTGAGGCCGTCCTGACGGTAGCGGTTGTATACATCCGTGGCCATGTCTCCGGTCTCTTCGTACATGCCGCCGTCGGAATCATCAGCCAGGTTGGAAGCGTCCCTCATGCCGTCATCGAATCCATAGCCCGTATCATCCGCCATATCGGCCACGCTGCGGCTGCTTCCCTGCCAGTCCTTGGGCACAGAGACGTGGAAATTCTCGCCTCTGGCGTAGGCCTCATTACCGCTGCCGTTGTACTCATCGAAAGGAGTAAGGCCCATGTCGCTGGCCATGCGGCCAAATTCATCACGGAGCGGCTGCCCTGCCTCTCCCTCAAAGGCATCAGAGACGAAATCCACGGCTTCCCCCGCATCGTGGTGGGAGGTGCCGTCTCCGGAACGCTTGCCGCTTGTCATGGTGACAGGCGCTTCCGGGTGGGCCTGGTTCCAGCGGCTCACCAGCTCATTGGACGCCGCCTTGGTGGAGTTATTCATGCCCGCCCAGTCAGCATCGCCTGCCACGTTGAACACGGGAGCGGAAACATCAGCAGGAGGAGCGTCATAGGATGCGGCGTTATCATTCGACGCTCTGGAAAGGTCGTCAAAGCCTGTCGAACCGCCTCGGGAAGCCGGTTCAACGGCACCAAAGGTGTCGTATACGTCACTTCTCATGGCCTTCACGCCCTCGCCGTTGTTTGCCAGGTCGTCAAAGCCTGTGGAGCCTCCCCTGGAAACATCCTCACCCCGGAGGTCTCTTCCCAGAGCGTCCATGGTATCCACGGCGCTGTCCATCCCGGCCTTTGCCTTTTCCTTTACCCTGTCCGGAACCAGCTTCTCGCCGCCTTTGACGGCACCTTCTGCCATGGAATAAGGCAGGAAAACCTTGTCCCACACGTTGAGAGGGTTGTCTACGATTTCCTGCACGTACTTCCCTGGTTGTGTCACCGCTTCCTTCACCGGCTCGATGACAGGGTCCAGGAGCGTCTGCTTGGCAGTGGATACCACCGGAGTGCCGTCATCATTGGCTACGTTCTGGTCATAGGCGTTCATGGTGCCGTTCACTATGGTGGGCGCCGCCAGAAGGCCAGCCGCCCCGCGTACCGGCGCCGGCACGAAGGGAGTAATGGCCACATAACCGGCAGGAGTGCCCACGGCCGCATCGTAAAGGCCTGCCTTGGCCGTGTCATAGTTCTGCCCTTCATAACCGCTTGTCGGGTCCTCATCATTGATTTCCTCTCCTCCGGCTCGTGCCTCATAAGCACGGGTGGCCGCCTGGGAAACCTCCTGCCCGTAGGCGTCGGCCGCCTTTTCCACCTTCCCAATGTAGTTCGGGAGGGCGTTTTCGATATTCGTGGTAGTCCTGTCTGCCTGGTCATAGAGATCCTGCCCGAAAGATTTCAGCTTGCCCAGGATAGAATCATCCTGCTGGGCCGGGGAATTGTTCGCCAGGTCATCGAAGCCGGTATCGCCGGCTCCGGAAAGGCCGCTCCCCGTGTTCTGGCTATAGTTCACCAGGTCATCGAATCCCGTTTCTCCATAGTTCATCTAAATCACCTCACCAAACATGAGATACATAGGCATCATTTCCGGAAGCCTTCAGCCCTGCGATGATTTTTTCAGGGGACCACCCCTGCTGCCGGAGTTCATCGATTCTGGCGTCCACCGGGTCCTGCTGGCCGCCAGAAGAGCCGCCGGTGGAAGGCAGCGCGCTCATGAGGGGAGAGTAGTATGGACTGTCCGATTCATCCTTGTCAGGATTGTCCTTCACCCATCTAATGTGCAGCTGGCGCAGAGAAGAAATCTGCTGAGAAGTAAGACCGCTGGTGCCGCCTCCTGAAGGATTTGTCATTCTGTAGTTGTTCATGGCGATGTTGGAGTTGGCTACCCTGTCCTGTGCGTTGGCTCTCTGCTGGTCAATATCAATTTTCTTCATGGTGGCAGGGTCTGTGATGAATTTTCTGTTCTTCACATCCCAGAATCCTGCAGTCGTTCTGATGTACTGGTCTCGCGGATCAGAGAAATCTCCGGCGTCGGTGACATCCCCGCTATCCCCGCTAATGCGGACAATGTGGCCGTTCTTCCCCTGCATGTACTTATAATCCGGCTTGGTCAGCTTAGAAATGCTGTTCAGGCTGTTCAGGTCAATCCCCTGGGCCCCTGCGTTGGCCGCCATTTCGTTGTAGCGGTTGATGGCCGGAATGAGGCCCAGTAGCTTGGAAGGGCGGTAGGTATCCACCACGGTGTTGCCGTCATTGCCCTTCGCGAAGATGAGGGCGTTCAGAATCTGCTCTTTCATGGGGTTCAACACCTTAGAAACGTACTTTTTGCTCTGGGCGTTGTAGGCGCTGTCCTCATCCTGCTTCACCCTGGCGAGTGTCATGGCCCTCGCTTCTTCCGGGGAGTACCCGGCTTTCACAGTGGAGACGTAGAGGTCCCGGTAGGTTACGCCGTTGTCTGCCATGTTCTTCTGACGGATGGCCTGCCGGTCGGGGGCAGAGGGGAGATCGTTTCCTCCCTGTTCTCCGTTAGAAGGCGCCTGCTCCTGGGTCGCAGAATTGAAATTGGGCTGGGCCATATAGCTCTGTGCGGCGTTTGCAAGGGCAGGTGGTATAGTTGCACCCCCGTTTCCTGCCGACGCTCCTGCGCCGTTTTGAATTCCATTCTGGCCATTTCCGAAAACGCCGCTCAGAATGCCGGTGGGAACCGTGCCACCGCTGGTGGTGGTGCCGGTAATGGGCTGGGCGTTGGCCGTGATGGAAGGCATGGCGTTCTGTACTCCGGAGAAGGCATTTCCTAAAAGCCCGCCGCCGGAAAGGCGGGGAAGCGTCGGCGTTGTATCCTGGGGAAGATAGTCCGCCATGGTCTTGGCCTCCTGGGGCTGGGAGCCGGTAAGGTTCTGGAACCATGCATTAGCGTATTCATTCGCCTCATGGGTCTTCTGGATGTCGGAAGCCCGCTTTCCCAGGTAAGTCCCCAGGGCATTCCCCAGAGACTGCCAGACACCCATGTTATCTGCAGGAATATAAGCAACTGCCATGTTATTTCTCCTCCTTTCTATCAGCCTTCCCGTTGGCCGCCTTATCCTTGGCGGTCAGCGGTTCGACAGCGAATCCGTTAGCGTAGAAGAGCGCGCTATCGTCATCAAGTTCCAGTTCATACACCCTTTCAGCCGCCCTGTTCTTTGTCACGTGGGCCAGTCTGCGGAAGCTGTCCACGGTCCATACCTTCATGCCTGCCTTCAATGCGGAGAGCGGTTTCCTGCCTTCCGGCGTGAGGAACGCTTCGGTGGCCGTAGTGGTTACCTTCCTGATTGTGCCGTCGATGCTTGGCACCGTCTCCACGTTGTAGGTCACCTGGTCGCCCATGTCATGCACTTTCTTTACATGGGCCAGATGGCCGCCCTGGATGACCACGGTATCGCCTTCCCTCATCTTTTCGATGGGCACGTCTTGATACCCCGTGGCCACCAATGTGCCTGCCGGGAAGCAGGCGTAGTAGGCTGCTGCAGCGTTGGCCGACGTGCCCAGAAGGTTTCCGAACCATCCGCCGCTTCCCTGTTGGACGTAGGTCTGCCCCGGGGTGGCGGCTGCGTACCGGTGGCCGCTCATGCTGTTATAGAGATTGAGGTTCGGGCTCTGCAGTCCCACGGCCGAATTTAAGTAGTTGAGGGGAGTAGATGCGGCGTTACTCTGGGCGGCTGCCGCCGTATTAATCGGCTGGTTGGCAAGGCTCGCCTGCTGGCCCGCAAGGCTTCCCTGGGCATTGGCTCCGTTTAGGATGTTGGAAACGTTGTTTCCGGTAAGTCCTGCCTGCTGGCCGATGCCGGAAAGCTGGCCGGAGTAGAGGCCGGAGAGAAGGCCCGCCCTGCCGTTGAGGCCGTTCAGCTGGTTGTTGTAGGCATTATTTGCAAGGCCTGACGCCGTGTTCATGTCATTGGTGTAGCTGGATGCCAGGGAGTTGGCGGCGTTCTTGGAAATATCATTCATGGCCTGCCCTGCCACGGAGGAATTGATGATTCCCCTGTCAGACAGGGAGGAAAGAGTGCTTCCCATGGTGGAATCAAGGTCAGACTGCAGAGCCTTCTGCCGGTTCTGGGCGTAGGCAGAAGGAAGCTGTCCGGAGAGAAGGCCGCTCATGGTGTCCGCATTGTTTGCCTGAGCCTTCTGGTAATCGCTATCCAAATACTTGTTCCCTTCCTGGTAGGTCTCCATGGCATTGCCGATGCCGTTGATGTAGCCGTTGTTTGCATCATTGGCGCCGGTCACGCCGCTTTGCACCTGCGGAAGTAGGCCGGAAACCGTCTGCCCTGCCTGCTGGGTGCCGGAAAGGGCGCTCTGCAGGAGGCCGTTATAATCCGGCGTCACCTGGTTGTTGTTAATCTGCCCGTTCGCCAGGTTCATGAGGTTTTTGGAGACGCCCAGGGCATTGGAGAGCCAGTCCATTTCGTTGGAAAGCGCCTGCTTTTCCTCGCTGGATGCCTCCGGCACCTTGGCGGAGGTGCTCACAACCTTGGATCTCTTCCCGCCTCCGAAGAGCTGTAAATCAAATTTCAGCATGATTTTTCTCCTTTCATTAGTTCAGATGGGTGATATCACTGAGCATGACGTGGTAGCGGCGCCCCTGAAAGGTGTAGTCAAGTTCTTTCAGGTGCTTCATGCCCCACCGGCGCTCGTGCACCTTGGGCGGTCTGGTGGTCCTCGTTATAATTTCCGTGATGCCATTCATGTGCATCACTTCCCGCATGTAGGGGCACATTTCATGGAATTTTCCATAGGTCTGGTTAATGGAAAAATACCTTTTCCCCTCATGCTCGACGATGGACCAGAAGACAAATCCCACATGAGGGAAGTATTTAAAATATTCGTTGTATCCGTCATGGAATCCTCCCTTCTTATCATCCCAGAAAAAGCCGTCAAGGTTCACCCTTTCACCGGTGCGCCTTGAGTAGTCCCTCACCATGTTATGCAGTGAATCCAGTTTCATCTTCCCCGCCGTCCTCTCAGAATGTCTGTTAACTGATGAAGGGCCGAAACACCCGCCTCATCCAGGTTTTCCGCCATGGAAAGAAGCTCCGTCATGGAAAGGTAAGTCACCACCAGCGTGGTAGCCATGGAGCTCCTTCCCAGAAGCATGAGGCCGTTGTCCGCCAGCACTGCCGCCATTACCAGCAGAAGGTAGGTCAGCATCTTGGACCAGAACTGCCGCCGCATGACGCACGAAGAGATGAGCCCTTCTCTGTGGGCCTCTGGAATCCCTCTCACGGAGCTGTAGAGGTCATCCGGCAGGCCCGCATCATAGAGGCGCTTGTAGGAAATCGCTATCCACCGGGTGAAGAGGTCAAGCATCACCAGGATGGCGAAGATAGAAAAGAGCCCCAGATGGAGCTCAATGCCTATAATCCATGACGCCGCCAGCTTAAAGGCCCATTGGTCTGTCAGCCTGGCGGCTGTCTGGGAAATACTGTTAAAAATATCAATGTTCATTTTTTCGCTCCTTTTGGGGAGAATAACCACGAGGGAAATGCCATCCCATGCCCACGGTCGTGGAACCATGAATATTGCCGGTACGGTGTGCTCTGCTTATGGAAAAACAAAGACGACAACCAGCGGGGCCTTTACGTGGGAAAATACGGGAGGAATACAGGACGGTGGCGATGGTCATGATGGAGAGACCATTTGTACCTCTACAATTTCCTTCGATGCCTCCAAGAATTGGACAGGGCAAACGTCTACTGTCGGCGGGGATGCTTCGCATAATAATATGCAGCCTTATGAAGTCATCTTCCGGTGCAAGAGGACAGCTTAGGCGGTTCTGCGCCAGCGATAAACTACCGTGTATGGCTGGAGGTTATTGTGGGCAGCGCCTTCACCAAATCTGCCTGTTCCGGTGAATGTATGGGTGTGGGCACCAGCTGATTCCGTGTAATAGGTGTTCACGTCATTCTGCAAGTAACCACGGCCAAGGCCTGAGCCTTCCTCAGCTTTGCCTGCCGGGGAACGAATGGCATGAGTGTGGGCTCCTGCCGATGATGTTGTACCGGAAACGCTGGGATGGCATTTCACTCGTGGTGAGTGTGTGCTTTTCCTCGCCGCCGGTAGCCCCTGCAGTGAAGGTGGTGCCGGTCGCCGCCTTGCCCTGTGCCACCAGAACGCGGCCCGCATCCATGGCCTCCCACGTGCCGCCGAAGAGCGTGGCCGGGGAAGTGCTGTCCGTTGATTCGTAGATGGAGCCCACCGGATGGGCGTCCAGCTTGGCCTGGGCGTACACTTTGGAGAGGTCCGGAGTAGAGAGCTTGATGGTCCTTGTATTTGAATCTGCAGAGAGAGCAATAATCCCCTCTGCCGTGATTGTGAAGGTGTCCTGGTGGCCGTTGGCCGTCACTGTCACATCGCCGATTTTAATTGCTGAAATGCAGTTTTCATTCTTCGTGGCCTCTGCTTCGATTTTCTTCAGCTTCTGCTGGAGGGAAGGTGCCAGCTGCTGAGGGTATTCCTTGTAAGTAATGCTATTCACCGTAGAGCCGTCCGTTTTGGCAGTGCCCACGAAGAGCCGAACCTTATGCTGCCAGGCGGAGCCGGTCCATACATACATCTTGGATTCAAGCGTGGAGAACCAGCACAGGCCGACGTCATTGGTTCCGGCGGATGGCGTACTGTCCTGCTCCACCGGCGCGATGGTGGTAGAGCCGTAGGTCAGAGCCCCTGCGTCAGAGCGCTCGATGTAAAGATAGCTGGTGTTATTGGCAGGGAGCTGCCATGCGGAAAGCTTGTCCCGCACCACGCCGATGTAATCGATGTTTCCGATTTCCCCGCAGCCGTCGGCGAAGCTCATAATGACAGGCGTCACAGAGCCGTTGATAATCACCGCCAGACCGTCAGAGGAAAGGAAATTCCACGCTCCGGAGAGCATGGCCGCCGACAGCACCCGCTGGCGGCTTCCTCCCACCGCCCCGCTCGGCTTGGCATTAAGCGCCGTTACCAGGGAGAGGATTTCCTTTCGGTTCTTCTCCACGGCAGAGCGGGTAGAATCCCCCTGGGGCGTTACGTTCAAGGGGTACGTTTCTGCGTAATTCATGAGTGTTAAACCTCCGAATAGGTGTAATCAAACTGCCGGATGGCCACGGATCCCTTGGCGATGTAGATTTTAATCTGCAGTGACCGGTTCGGCCCGCCGCCAATCTTAAGCAGTTTCGTAAACGATTCATTCGCCAGCGCCGTGTTGGCATCATAAAGCGGCCCCGTGTCGTCATAGAGCCTCTTTTCCGAAACCTTTAACTGCAGCGCCTTGGCTTTCTTATTGGAGATTTCCACCGTGCCGTAGCCTGCTATCTTGTTAGACGTTACGAATGTGTAATTCATCAGCAGAATAAAGAGTTTTTCCGCCAGAAGGTTCCCCGACGTGACTGCCGTCTCTATCTGCTTCCCGTCGTCCGTGTCAATAGCCTCGTCAAGGATGCCTATATTATTGCCGTAGGCAATGTACACATCATGGTCAAGGTTCTCCACGTCGTGGAGAGCATGGGAGAGCGTCCGGGTGGTGAACACGCCTCGGCCGTCCGCAAAGCGCGGCAGGTAGTGGTAGATGAAAATGTACTCCGACTTCTCCGACGGCAGAATCCACATCTGCTTTCTTGTGGGCACGTACCACATGGCCGCCGTCTTGTCCGTGATGCGGATGAGCTGGGCGTTGATGTTGAGCCCCGTTTCCTCCGGCTGGATGTTCGCGTAGGTATTCGTCGGCATGAAGGACATAAGCCCCGCATTTCCGATGTAGTAAGAATGGTCATTCAGCGAAACAGAAGAGCCGGAGCAGTACGCCGTCTCCGACAGCGGATATACGGCAAGCGTGCCGCTATGCGGATTTCCCACAACCTGGTAGGCCCTGCCGTACTCTTTGTATACAATGATGGCCTTTGACAGAAAGGAAACGGAGATAATACAGCCCTGGTCTTTGTAGCCCACGTCGACATACTGGGCCGATGCGCTATTGTTGCTGTCGCTGGTCCAGCTGGTGTAGTCGCCGATGGCACTCCAGTGCAGCCGGTGGTCAGAAGTGGACGCCGTTATCACAGAACCGGAATTGGAGCTCACAAAATTGCAGGCATCCGGCGAGCCTGAAACAGTCGAAAGCGTATCTCCTGCCCCGCTTATGGCCTGCAGCTTGCCGCCGGAAGCGACAAGTACGTCGCCGCCGAAAGTGCAGTACCTCGGGCGGTCCGTTCCGGTAAGAGCCCCCAGCTCCGTGGCGCTCTTCCAGTCCTCAGTTTTGTACATCTTTCCATCACTGGTGAAATACCAGCATTTTCTGTTCACGTCGTAGTAGATGGAGGTGATGTCTTTATCCGCCGTATATAGAATGCGGATGCCCGGCACCGTCTGCAGAGCGCCGTCAGTGCCGGAATACTCACAGTTATGGGCCTGTACCAGAGCCCTGATGTCTACCGCCTCGGCCGGTTTGCTCCAGTCGATGCCCAGGGGGAATCCCTGCGTGCTGGCGGTCTGGAATACCTGTGCCATGTCCTCACCTTGCCCTTGCGCCCTTGATGGCTTCCGTCAGCTGCTGGATGAATGCATTATCCGCATTGGCGAAATCAATCATGAGGGATTTCTTTTTAACCAGGTAGGAGACAATCTGCACCAGGGCGAAAGTGTACATCTCCGAAAAAGGCACCGCATCGTCCATGCTGGCAATGTGCGGCTTCTTGATAGCATAGTACACGTCCGACACCGTCTTTTCGTCGTACGTTTGGAACGTTCCGTTCTTCATGGTGATGGGATAGCCGGAAACCGGCATGAACTGGAGGAAATTGGTGGGAATTGCGTCATTGTTGGCTACATCCCGGCAGGAAGTCACCTCGGGATCATGCATGGGCGCCAGAATCATAGAGAGTGTATCAATTGCCGTATTGATATACGGGATATATTCCGCCTCATCATCCAGGATTTCATTCGTATCAAGGTTGATGGTGGTAATCAGTTCGTTCACCGTCATAATCCCAGTACCCCCTTGCTATCACTACATTGGAACCTCCTTCAGAGCGGGCTTTTTCGGCTATCCAGTTCTCCCATTCCTGCAGCAGGGCCGCCATATCCAGGTTCAGGATTCTGGTAACCATGTAATGCACAAGCATGGTCTCCTCGAAATTGTCCCATCCGCTCTCGTCATCGATTTCCTTGTACGAATCATCCACTGCTTCATCCGGCATGTACTTGGCGATGAGATGGCAGAGGAGCTGGTTGCCCTCGTTGTAGTATTCAAGAAACTGGAAAGGCGTGTAGTTGACGTGGGAAATGTCTCCCACCTGCATGTAGGCCCGGTTGATTAACTGTTTGATGGTCATGTTCCCGCCTCCTTTCGTTGCAATTTCGTTTCAAACGAAAAGGGAGAGGCGAATCGCCACTCCCTGAACGTCGAAACTATATGAAATTAATGAAAATCAGTCTGAAGCGCCGCCGGTCATAACCTGGATTACGCCGTAGTCATTGCCGTTGAAAACAACCTTTTCAATTCCGGCATTGAAGGAAATGCCGTTGCCCTCGCGGTTGCCATAGTCGTCCACCTGTTTGATGGCATCCGGTTCATGGGTGACCGCATAGCAGGCCGCCTGCTGTCCCAGGAGAAGGTTATGCACCACATTGGCGCTGGAGGCACCGGTCTTGGTGGTGGATACTCTTTCGTATTCGTAGAGAACCACGCCGTCGTATTCGCCCAGGGCACCAGTGAAAATCGGGTTATTGGAGCCGCGGATGCCTGCATGTTCCTGCGCTTCCAGCCATGCGGTGTCGGTCTTGAGGTCACGAGCCGCATAGGGTCCGATTAACATGATGTATTTATCCTGGCCTTCGATTTTAATCGGCTTCACCTTCGGAGCGTGCAGCATAGCTTTACGCTTGGCGGTGGAAATCGTCGCACAGGTCAGCTTATTATCCGCAGTGATGGAGGCTTCAGTGCCCATCACTTCGCCTGTAGTCGGGGAAGCGGTCAGCTTGGCGATGAGGGTATTATCCTTCCAGTCAGCCAGCCACTGCACCAGTGCAGATTTAATGAGCGGCAGGTTTTCGTAGGGAGACTTATTGTCATCGCCCACATAACGAGCCACTGCGTTTCTCACCTGTTCGGTAGTGACGGAAAAATCGTACATGGTGAGGGTATCCTCGTTATTAACCAGAGCATTATTGCCGGTCACGCCGTCGCCGGTGAGGTTCATAGCGATACCAAATGTCACCTTGTCTCCCTTCGCACGTTTCAGGTCCTTATTGGTCTGAATCGGCTTGGAGCCGTCGGTGGAGGTGAATTTATCAAAATAAGAGGCTTTATTGCCTTCACGCCATACTTTTGCTGCCCATACCTTCGGTACCAGGGCAGAAGGAATCTGGAATTCTTTAGCCATGATAGCTTACATCCTTTCTTGTTTAACCACAGTATTCATCAATAGCACGCTGGATGTCCTTGGGCAGGTCCTTTTCCCTGCCTTCACGCACAGCCCGGAGTATGTCCTCATTAGACAGTTTGGGCTGCGCCGGATTGGCGCCGGTAAGGGACGCCGCTTTAGGCAGTCCTGCCGCCTGTATCAGCGGGTTGGATGCCTGCGGAGCGGGATCCGGATTGGCCGGAGCCGGAGCACCTGCAGCGGCGGGAGCGCCCTGCATTGCCGCGATAATCTTATCGCGGAAGGAGAGGAGCACTTTGAAATCTTTCTCCGTGCCCACGCCGTTATCTACACGGCTATAGGCTTCATCAATTTCTCTGGCTTCTCCCCGCTTCATGTCGTTCAGCATCTCGTTTCCCTTCTGATAAATCGTCTGGATGTTCGGAAGGTTGGCGAGATTGGCCTGGACGAAATTCACGTTCTGCTGTCTGAGCTGCATGGCATGCTTGACCTGCTCTTCCTGCTCCCATGCAATGGCCCCCTGCTGACGGACTAAATCCTCGTACTTGGCGGGCTCAGTAAACATAAGGTCCTCAATGTCTTTCTGCGAAAGATTCATGCGGCGGGCCGCTTCTTGTTTCGCATAGGCGAGAATCTCCTGCCTGGTCTTCGGAGGAACGGCCGGCGCCTGTGCCTGCGTCTGCGCCTGCCTCATCTGTGAGAGCTGAGACTTGAGCTGGTTCAGCTCATCGCCAATCGCCTTGCGGCGGGCTCTTTCTTCAGCCAGCGCCTTGCCCAGGTCCCCATGGCCATCAGCACCATCCTGAGGTTTATCGACGTTCTGGTCGTCGGACGGCTGGGCCGGTGGTTCTGCCTGCGGCTCCGGTTCATCGTCTGCAGCCGGTTCTGGGTTCTGCGGGGCGGCCTGCTGAGGTTCTGCCTTCGGTTTCCCTACAGAGGCGTCCCCCTGCTTCGGTTCCTGGACAAAGCCCTTGAGGTCGTCCTCGGTAAATCCGAAATCGGCTGCATTGGTCATCTGCTGGTTGTCTTCGTCTTTGTCAAACATAAATGTCCTCCTATTGCGGTTTAACGTCGTTCGCCGGACGCAAATGTAGCGGTTTCACGGCATTGCTTGGGCCGAAGATACGGGCGGCTGGTTTAACGACATTAGCCGGGTCGAGTGTCCCGTATCGTGCTTACTGATTCATTGGAATGTTAGGCGGCAGTCCGGCAGGCATTCCCTGCGGAGCCTGCGGCATCTGCTGAGGTGCGGAGATAGCCGGAGCCGGTGCCTTTCCCTTCAGCGCCATCCTTTCCGCCATGATCTGCTGCGGCGAGATGGTCACGCCGATAGACTGCAGAGCCTGGGAAAGCGCTTCGGCCGGCAGCTGGTCCAGCGTCCCGGATACTTTGACATCCGGAACCTTCGGGGCCTCCGCCTGCTGCTGCAGCCGCTTCTTGACGGTCTCTTTTTCCGGAAAGTCCATAAAGTCCAGGATGATATCCATAGGGATGTCCACTCCTGCCTTCTTGGCCTCCAGCAGCTGATAAAGGTTCGCCTGCCTTGCTGTGGCGCTGGCCGTGCTGGTGGTGATGACGATATCAAAGTCAAAGCACGACAGGTCATAAAGCACCTTGGCCACGGGGTCGCCGTCTGCATCTAGCATGGGCTGGCCGGTCATGGGGTTAATCTGCGGCTGCACCGTCATAGCCTGGCCCATGCCTGGCTCAATCTGGATAAACTCCTTCTTGGCATCGTCGCCAAGGATGCGGAGGGCCTTTTCATGATTAAAGAACTGGGGAATAAGACCCGACTCTCCTTTATTTCCCCAAAGAATCTGAACGATCTGGAGCTCTGCATCCTTCACATGGTCGAAGATTTCAGCCGTCTGCACGGTCGTCACAGTCTGCCGGAGGTCGATGGCCTTGCCGCTCATCTGGCCCACAGAGCCGGAGAGACTTTCCGGAGTAACGCCGGAGATGGAGTAGAAGTCATTACTTGACTGCTGCTCAAGTTCGATGTTTCCGATGTCCTGCGATGCCGGCAGGCCGTCGGTAAACGTGAGGCCCGGCGGTAGGAAGATATTGGCCCCCGGTGTTGTAGATTGCTCTTTGATGTCACGCTTTACTTTGGCATCAGCCTGCCCCTGCCAGTAACGGACGCCCAGAGCCTGCTTATCCACGATGTGCATCCGCTGGGAGCGGTTCTTGTTAAGCTCTCTCTGCGGGTCCTTCAGGTCACGCACAACGCCGGCAGGCTCCAGCCCTTCGTCCTTGTCGCTCTCCCATCCACTCTTGTAGCAGTATTGGGCCACCAGCGGGAATTTTCCGTGACTGTATGGGCTTTCGCCTTCTTCCAGCAGCACATCGCCGCAGAAGGTCGCATATCGGATGTGCTCATCCGGCACGTTCTGCGCCTGGGCTCCGGCGGCCAGAAGAGCCATATACTCCTGAGAGGCGGGGTCAGATATGATTTCAGAGCCCGCCGTGAATACTTTTTTGGAGCCGTACTGCTTGTACCAGTACTGCACAACACGGAGCTTTTTAAGCTCCTGCGAGTACCAGAGGGGAGTTGTCTCCACAGTCTCCAGCTCGGTCTCATCGTAGTCATGCACCATGGTGCGGATTTCGTCGGCATGATCAGGATAGATGAGGCAGAGCTTGTCCGGAGACTCCCATGTGTAGCGGCCGCAGAACGCGGCGTCGGAAAGGTCATCCTGCACGCTTTCCGGGTCGATAAACACATCAAAGGGGCTGACGTTTTCGATTTTGATGGTGCCATCCATCTTCTTGTAGTCAAAAGCATAGGTTATCCAGTAATAGCCGACGCCGCAGGTGACGGCATCGCGGAAGGCCTTTTTCTTGGCTTTTTGGTATTTAGATTTATCAAAAACGTATTTCGTGATGCCCTTGGCCACGCGGCTCACCCGGTCGTCCTCCTCGGAGCGTGGGAGAAAATCCGGCTCCGTCTCGTTCTGGGCAGCATAGCCACAGAGGAGATTAATAATAGGCCGGATGCGGTTGATAGTAATAGCGGGGCGCTTGGCTCTCCGCATATTGCTCAGATCGCTGTCAGTCCACTGCTTGCCCTGAACAAACTCATAATCTTGCTTAGCGTAGTCTCGCCAGGTCTCCGACAGTCGGAGTGCCTCCTTTACTCGCTCTTTGGCGGCCTCGAAATCAAAGCCGCCAGCCTGCTGCTGAGGAAGGTCCTTTTCTTCTTCTAATCCTGTCATGTTCTCACCTCATTCCACCATTTCGGAACCATACATCAGGTCGTACATCTGCCTGAGCTGCCAATCCGGCATCTGCTCAACGAACGCCCGGAGCTCCCGATCTGTGTATTTTCCCGGGATAATCACACCTTTATTCACATGTTCGCCTGCCTCGCCCTTGAGGACCTTGAAAGCGTAGTCCCGGAGGCCTTTCCGGCTCACAAACTTGATAGACGATAAATCAGCAATCACACGCCCCATGCAGTTCCTTCCTCCCTGTCCGGTCTTACCGGTCTATACTTATCAATCGTGCGTACTTCGCTGATGTCCGGGCTCATCGGCCTGGACATCAGGAAATATCGGAGAGAGTCATAAGCATGATCCTCTTCCTCTGTGTCCACGTCCTCCACCTTGTGCTTGTCGTATGTCAGCGCCGGCAGAGTACGAATGAGATGGTGGCAGGATGAGAAGATTTTAAGCTTATGCTCTTTAAGTCTCATATGCACTTGCATAAGCCCCGCCATTCGGTCATTGTCCCCCGGTGTCCAAGGAACGCCTTCATTAGCAAAGATTTCAGCGATGGTCGGCCCGTCGTGTCCTGTGCGCTGCCAGATGGCGGGGTCAGCGATCCCGAAGGCTCCCGCCAGATGCTTGACCTTTCTGGCCACCTCCCGGGCGGTCTCCTGCGTCCCTGTGTTGACCGTACCGGGCTTGCATCCGTACCACTCTCCGATAACGTACACCACGCCATCATAGTCTGTTGCGTACTCATATATAGCGTATGGTTTTGTGTAGCCCCAGTCCATGGACCGGTAGCGCGGCCAGTCTGCGGGAACCGGGAAGGGATGAATGACGTGTTCATCGTTACGGAACTCTTCGAAGACCTGGCCTTCAAAGATGTTCCAGTCTCCGTCGCGGTAGGCTTTTCTCAGCTTTTCCGGCAGCGTGTCCAGCTGGGCTTTGTAGGCTTCTGATATGTGAGGGTTATCATCCACGGTTGCCGGTACAAAAGCCACCTGGGATGAAAACGGCTGCATTTCCGGCGGCATATTTCTGTCGATGAATAGATTTTTAACCCACATGTGACCGCGCCCGCCCGGGTTAGTAGCGGCGATAAACTTGGTATCATTGATGCCAATCCAGCGGAGACGCATGCGGAGGAAATCAAAAACGATCTGATCGTTGAGTGTCAGTTCGTCGATAGCGATGGCCGCAAACTCAGAAGAAAGGTATTTAGATGGTTTATCGAGGTTACGAAAGCAGATGACGCCGCCGCCTAGCGAATCGGACAGGATGAAATCGTGGTCCGTTTCTCTATATTTCCCTAACCACCCCGGAAACTCCATGCGGATTTTGGAGAGCTGACGATCTTTAAGCGAAGGATAGTCTTCGCAAAAGAGGCCTACCCGAATTCCTTTGATGCCGGTGTGCTTGTACCACTCAAGCAGGAGATAAACAAGCTCCCAGCGGAGAATGTACGACTTCCCTCCGCCTGCCGCGCCGCCGTAAAGTATATAGGTGTTATCTTTAACAGTCTGCATAAAGCTCCGCTGCCGTGGGGTCGGCTTGATTAAGTCGTTGATGAAGTTAATCCTGCGCGTTGACGTCATCGTCCACCTCCAGCGTTACGGAAAGTCCGCCGGAAACCTCGGTCTTATCAACCGGCTTGTAACCGGCGCGGTCCATGATGTCTTTAGCCGCCGCCAGCCTGTCTCGTTCGTCTGCCTGCGGATTTGTGACAATGCTGAGTATAGTGTCATAGGCCTTTATCGCACCGGCTGCCATTCTGGTACGCAGATTTCCATAAATGTCTGCCTTATATTCTTCCATAATTTTTTTAACTTTATCATTTTTCATCAGACGGCTGCCGATCATGTAAGCGCTTCGCGGGCTGTATCCAGCATTGATAGCAGCCTGCGTTTGATTACCGCCGCAATTAAAATATTCAATTACAAATCTCCGGTATCTGTCTTCGGCCGCCATGCCATCCGCCTCCTTCCGAAAAAAAATCAAAAAATTTTCAAAATCTCTCTTGATATTACACCGATGTTGATGTAAGCTATAGACAGTTCAAGGGAGCGAATCCCAAAGAGTTAATCAGAGAGGATGATTAAAATGAGAAAATCTTATGCTTGGTACAACGTTTACGGTCACATTTCTTTCGATTCCTTCGGTGGAAATAACGGTTATATTTTCCTGGCGTTCGCATCCGCAGCAGATCGCAACGCATGGGTTGATGACCACTGCTATGACGCATCCGGCAACATCATCGCCGGCAGGGCTTCCCGCAGTGAAGTCGAAGATTCCAGGAACTGCGGGCGCGGGTTCACTGTTATCGACGGAATCTGCTGCCGGATCAATGGCTGGACCGGGTCCCCGACTGACGACGACCTCTATTACATTCATGATTTTTCCGGAGTGCGTGATTTCGGCACGTATTCATGCGACGGGAAAATGTGAGCAGGAGAATGAAAATCAATCTTGACGATGTTCTCACATTAAATGAGGCTTCAAAAATCTACGGGGTTTCTCCAGTAACCGTCCGCCAGGCATGCACTGGCCAGCACGGAACGCCTCCCCGGTTTACGCCGGAAGAATGCCGGAAATCCGAAAACGTCTGGCTCGTCACCAGGGCCGGAATGGAACGTCTTTACAAAAAATAAGCAATAGAAAACCACACGCCGCCGAGCATGTGGTTTTTCTATTCCGTGAGAAATCCGAATCCCTGTTCCTAATTTCCTACACTAGCATTATAGCAGAAACAAAAGTCCCAATTAGTCCCCACTTTGCTTTTGTGTGGATTTTTCTTCTTTCTTTTCCGGAGGCGGGGGCGTCAGTGCATCCGCGATGCAGCGGATAGCTTTATGATGCCGGCGGAATCCTTCCGTGCGCTCGATGTGGTGAGCCCTGAAAATGGTCTTCCAGGACATCCCCCGGAGGTAGCGGTCTATCATGAGGGATTCCTGGTCCGGGTTCTTGAGCACCTGGAGAAGCCGTATAGCATCCTCTTTGTAGCACTCTAGCTCCCAAAGCCGCATGGTAAGCTCCCGCACGCAGTCATTTTTTTCCGCGTGGATCCGCATCACTACGTCCGCCAGGTCGGAAGACGTTCCACCGGAAACGTGGGGCTTGCTGTAGTCTATAGCTTTCGCCGCCGCCAGGTCCTCCTCGATGTGGTCACGTTCGTAGACGATAGAGTTATAGAGATTCTGACAGCGGCGCACTTTGTCAAAAAACAGTTTAACTTCTTCTTCCGTCATCCGCTATCACCTTTCCTTCGGCCTGGGCGCCAGCTTGGAAGCCGGCACCATGGAGCGGAAAACACGTTTCGTGCAGACGTCCCTGATGGCCAGATCATCCGCCAGCTCGAAGCCATTTCCGCGAAGGTAAAAGCGCACCGCCTTCAGGCAGGAAAAGGCATCCGCCGCCTTCTGCTTCTCCTTGATTTCCCGGGCCTCCTCCCGGAAGATGCCCAGAACCTCCGAAAACGTGGGATCCGGGTTCTTTGTTACTCTTTCTTTCATTCCGTGCTTTCCCACAATGTCCCTCCTTACACTTTGTACTCACCCACCTGGACCACGAGGCCCGGGTTGGATCCGTAAACTTTGATAATGCCCATTTTCACCACCTGCCTGTCATCATCGTATGCCAGGCCGTTCAGGGCATCAAGCACCACTTTCAAGATGTTGTCGCCGTCCGGCTTTGTAGTCGGCATGATGAGCCCGGCAATGGTCTCCTCCTTTTTCCGCTTGCTCCACGACTTAGGTATTGGATACTGGGCCTGTATTTTCACAAAGGCGTAGCAGTCAGATTGGAGCTTCTGCCAGTCGCCCTGGCATTCATGGAAAGCATTCCGGATGCGCTTTTCATAGTCAGCGGTGTTTTTTGGGGTATAAGCGGTGTGAGATTTTTGCGAAAATCGGGGCCGTGCTTTCCCCTGCGGTCTTCCTTCGACGAAAAAGTACAATTATATACCCCCTCTCGGCCCAAATCGTCTGAGGGCCCTTTTAAGCGATTTTCGATTATCTTCGCCCATGCGTTCGTAGCATGAACGGGAATCATTGCATTTTCTTACAAGCTGCCCCCACTCATCAATCACCCAGTGGCCTTCCCCTTTCCGGAGAGGGCGGCCGCAGTAAGCGCAGTTTCCTTCCGGCGGCTCGAAGAGCCTGGTGTATGGCTTTGATGCCTTGGCCGCGATGCGGGGAGGGGGAGGAGCGGCCGCCTTACCTCCAGGCTCAAGGTCCTTGGCAGAGAGCTCGTACGGCTTCTCCGGAAGTGTTTCCTTCGGATGGAGTTCATTCATGAGCCCGCTGGCCCAGGTTCCGTCGTCCCGGTTCCCGTGCCTTCTGTTAAATCTTCTCGTTCCGTTCCTTCTGCCCATCGTCGGCCTCCTTTCTCTGCTCTCCATGGCGCAGCACAATGCACTCCTTGCAAAGTTTTACATCCTCTTCGCGGAGCTTCTTCAGCTCGGCCACCAGCTGGAGGCTGGCTTTCTTCTGCTTCTCCAGCCTGTCGCGGAGGATAGCCTCATGGATGTCATGGTTCCAGATGTCGTCTTCCGCCTGCTTGCACTCCCTGAGCGTTCCCAGAAGGGCCGCAATGATGAAGCAGATGATGACCACCAGCGTGATGCACACAATGAGTTCTTTCCCAGTCATACTTCAATCCCCCATTTCTCTTTCAATCCTTCCGCCGTATGTAGCATCTCGCTGGGAAAGAAATAATATTCATCAAAAACCCATCCACTCTTCCGGCGGACCGTGGCGGCCCTCGGGTATATCGTATCAATCGTGTACTCAAGAGCGTCCTTCGGCGTCATGTGATCTCTTCCTCCGCCGTAGCGTAAAACATAAACCTTCATGCCCTTTTCTTTCTTGAGTGCCTTCCATTCTTTCTTTGTCATGGTTTCCTCCTGTTAAAACGGGATGTCCTCCTCCTTCTTATTCTGCCCGTGCATCACGCCGGAAGTATTCTTCTGCGGCTGGTTCGCATAGTCCGAAAAACCGGGCTGTTCTATGGGCGGAGGCGTCGGCTGTCCGTAGCGGGAAAAGTTTCCCCTGTCCTG